TGCACTAGTCCCGATCCATGAGATGGATTATGCCCTATCTATAACATCTTTGCACGGGATAGCATTGTTTCGTACCGTACGAAAGGGTAAGCCCTCCCCACCCCCCGCTTTATGGGTTAGGTACCATCAGTGGCTTGTGCTACTCTATTCTGCACATCCCATCCCCACTCCAAAGACTCACTTGCTTCACCTACACAAAGCGAGCTTCTAACGGTGTAGATAACACATACCAAAACATCTTACGTTGTTACGGAGCTATAAGCCACCGTTGCCACCAAAACCTACAAAAGTTTACGTAAAAACATCTTATGGGGGGTACCCCCTTTATTTATCCTGTACTACTCACGTAGATTTCCATCCAGAAACACCCCCCCTATTGGAGTCCCAACCTCCTTGTGTTACATTCCGCATATTCCCGTATCCAGCGGTGCTATGACTGATGAAATGATCCTCGTTACGCCAGAGTTGGATGTGCCACCACCGTTTGATTGGTCGGCAGATGAAATCATGGACATCCGTGAACGTGCGCAACGTGCGTTCAATACCGTCGAGTTTTTGCGGGCGAACGGGCTCGATGATGTAGAGGTCACAGAAGCTGACCGCAAAGATGCCCGGGCTGTATTCATGGACAGCCCTGCCGTGCCTCCGCAGGCAATCAACACACCTGCCAAAGCCCTCATTCTTTCTGCTCTGCTCAACGAGTACGACTTTGATGTGGTGCGCAACGCACAGCAGCTACGCAATTACATCAAGCTCAAGTACTTGGAACTCTCCAATAGTGGCAATGCCAAGATCGAACTCAAGGCACTGGAGATGCTGGGCAAGCTCTCGGATGTGGGTGCCTTCACAGAGCGCATCGACATCAACGTCACACACCGCACCACGGAGGAGTTGGAGGCTGATCTGGCCAGTAAGCTCTCTTCATACCTGTCTGACATCATTGATGTGGACGCCAAGGAGGCGGTCTCTCTTAACTACGACCCACTGCCAGCAGCACCAGCGGTGCAGGTGATCAATGTGGACGAGGAGTTGGGGCTTGTAGGTGGGGAGCTTGATGAGGATGGGGATGAAGCCAGCATCTGATTCACTCAAGCAGTTGTTTGAAAACCCGCAGATGCGGGAAAGAGTGCGGTTGCTCACTCCGGAGCAGTTGTTGGCGCTGGTCAAACGCTTCCCAAGGGACGAGCAGGAGGCAGTTTCGGAGATTTTGGAGGAGCTACGCACCCGCACAATGCGTGAAACGGCTCAAGAAGACTTCATGGCCTTCGTAAAAGAGGCTTGGCCGACGTTCATTGGGGGTCGGCACCATGCCAGAATGGCTAAAGCGTTTGAAGAAGTGGCCAGTGGAGAGGTCAAACGCCTGATCATCAACATGCCACCCCGGCATACCAAGTCAGAATTTGCCTCATATCTGCTCCCGGCGTGGTTTTTGGGCAAATTTCCGCACAAAAAGGTCATTCAGACCAGCCATACAGCCGAGTTGGCGGTGGGTTTCGGTCGAAAAGTGCGAAATCTGGTCGATTCTGAGGCATATGCACGGATTTTCCCCATGTGGGGCTGCAAACGGACTCCGCAGCGGCAGGAAGGTGGAACACCAACTTCGGTGGTGACTATTTCGCCATCGGTGTGGGCGGCGCAGTGACCGGAAAAGGCGCGGACTTGCTCATCATCGACGATCCGCACTCAGAACAAGAGGCTTCCATCGGCGCGTACAACCCAGAGGTGTACGACAAGGTGTATGAGTGGTACACATCCGGTCCCCGGCAGCGTCTTCAGCCGGGTGGAGCCATCGTGATCGTGATGACTCGGTGGTCACTGCGTGATTTGACCGCTCAGGTGCTCAAGGCAGCCGCTCAGAGGGGTGGTGAGGAGTGGAAAGTCATCGAATTTCCGGCTCTGTTTGACGACAACAAGCCGCTGTGGCCTGAGTTCTGGAGCCTCAAAGAGTTGTTGGCCCTGCGTGAGGAGTTGCCCACCGGCAAATGGATGGCGCAGTACCAGCAGCAGCCTACCTCGGACACAAACGCCATCGTCAAGCGGGAGTGGTGGCGCTGGTGGGAGGCAGAACGCCCTCCGCAGTGTGAGTTTGTCATTCAGGCATGGGACACGGCCCACGAGGTCAAGAAGGTCAACGACTACTCTGCGTGTTCGACATGGGGTGTGTTCTACAGCGACGAGGACAGGGGCAACGCCAACATCATCCTGCTGAACTCGTACAAGGAGCGGCTTGAGTTTCCTGAACTCAAGAAGAGAGCGTTTGAGCACTGGCAGGAGTGGGAGCCAGATTCGTTCCTCGTGGAGAAGAAGGCCGCAGGTGCTCCGCTTGTGCAGGAGTTTCGGGCGATGGGGATTCCCGTTCAGGAGTACACGCCCAGCAGAGGGCAGGACAAGATATCGCGGCTTAACTCAGTTGCGGATTTGTTTGCATCAGGTAAAGTGTGGGCACCGCGCACTCGTTGGGCCGAGGAGTTGGTCGATGAGATTGCGGCGTTCCCGTCAGGTGAGCACGACGACTTGGTGGACTCGGCCACACTCGCGCTCATGCGGTTCAGGCAGGGTGGGTATCTCAGATTACCAACGGACGAGCCTGAAGATATCAAGTGGTTCAAAGGGTACCGCCGTGATCGGTACTACACAGTGTAAGGACACATCATGGCGATTGACAAAGGTTTGTACGCGGCACCCGCAGGGTTGATGGACATCCCCACAGATGGGCCGATGCTTGAGATTGAGATCGAGGACCCTGAGAGCGTAACGCTTGGACTTGGTGACATTGAGATTGACCTCATACCGCGCAAAGAAACGGCGGAAGATTTTGACGCCAACCTCGCGGAATACATGGACGCCAGTGAGTTGGACTCGCTGGGCGCGGAGCTTGTAGAAGCCTTTGATAAGGATATTCAGGACCGCAGGGACTGGATGCAGACCTTCGTTGAGGGGCTCAAGCTACTGGGTCTGAAGTACGAAGAGCGTACCGAGCCGTGGAACGGGGCGTGTGGTGTGTTCCACCCCATGCTGACCGAGAGTGTGGTGCGGTTCCAGAGTGAGGGGATTACGGAGACGTTCCCCGCCGCAGGTCCTGTCAAGACCACCATCATTGGTAAAGACACTCCTGAGGTGGAGGAGGCGGCAGCGCGGGTGCGCGATGACATGAACTATCAGTTGACTGAAGTGATGGCTGAGTACCGCCCAGAGCACGAGAAGTTGCTGTGGAACCTGCCCATCGCTGGTAGTGCGTTCAAGAAGGTGTACTACGACCCAAGCATCGGGCGTCAGGCAGCGGTGTTTATTCCCGCAGAAGACATCGTGGTGCCCTACGGCGCGTCGAGTATTGAGAAGGCCGAGCGGGTCACGCACGTGATGCGCAAGACCAAGAACGAGATCACCAAGCTGATGGAGGCTGGGTTCTACGCTGATGTGGACTTGGGGGAGCCGTCCTACCAGCTTGATGACATCGAGAAGCAGAAGGCCGAGGAGACCGGCATGTCTGCGATACAGGATGATCGGTTCCGCATGCTGGAGATGCACGTTGACCTTGATCTGTCCGGGTTTGAGGACAAGAACAAAAAGGGCGAGCCTACTGGGATTGCGCTGCCGTATGTGGTTACCATTGAGAAGGGCAGCAACAAGGTTCTGGCCATCCGGCGCAACTGGTATGAAGATGACCAACTCCACCTCAAACGGCAGCACTTCGTCCACTACCAATACATCCCCGGCTTCGGGTTCTACGGATACGGGCTTATCCATCTCATTGGAGGTTACGCTAAGTCCGCTACCATGCTCATCCGTCAACTGGTTGATGCGGGCACTCTCTCAAATCTCCCCGGAGGACTTAAGTCACGGGGGCTTCGCGTTAAAGGTGATGACACTCCCATCGCGCCGGGAGAGTTCAGAGACGTAGATGTGCCGTCCGGTTCGATCCGCGACAACATCCTGCCGCTGCCGTACAAAGAGCCGTCTCAGGTTCTCTATACGCTGTTCAATCAGATCGTGACGGAGGGCCGTCAGTTTGCCTCCGCTGGTGACATGAGCGTCAGTGACATGTCGGCCAACGCCCCCGTTGGTACGACTCTGGCCCTGTTGGAGCGGCAGTTGAAGGTGATGGGCGCGGTTCAGGCGCGGATGCACTTCTCGATGAAGCAGGAGTTCAAGCTCCTCAAGGTGATCATCGCGGACTATACGCCCGAGGAGTATGACTACGAGCCGGTCGATGGTTCGCGTAAGGCCAAGAAGTCTGACTACGACATGGTCGATGTCATTCCGGTGAGTGACCCCAACGCCGCCACGATGGCCCAGAAGATCGTGCAGTATCAAGCGGTTTTCCAGCTTGCGCAGGGTTCGCCGCAGCTTTACAACATGCCGCTGCTCCATCGCCAGATGATTGAGGTACTCGGTATCAAGAACGCAGCCAAGCTCGTGCCTATTGAAGATGACTTGGTGCCGACGGACCCCATCACTGAGAACCAGAACCTGCTGACCAACAAGCCGGTCAAGGCGTTCATTGAGCAGAACCATCAGGCGCACATTCAGGTCCACATGGCTGCGGTGCAGAACCCCAAGATTCAGCAGATCATCCAGGGCAACCCGATGGCGCAGCAGATTTACGCTGCCACGATGGCGCACATCAATGAGCACGTTGCGATGGAGTACCGCCGCCAGATTGAAGAGGCGATGGGTATGGTGCTGCCCGGTGAGGAGGCCAATAAGCAGGTGCCCCCGGAGATGGCCGATCAGATTGCCATCAAAGCAGCGCAAGCGTCACAGCAGTTGCTCCAGCGTGATCAGCAGGAGGCCCAGCAGGCCGCAGCCCAACAGCAGATGCAGGACCCGGTGGTCCAGATGCAGATGCAGGAGTTGCAGTTGAAGATGAAGGACCTTGAACTCAAAGCGCAGAAGCAGGCCACCGATGCCGCAGCCAAGGCCGATCAGATTGAGATTGAGATGGCGCGGATTGCTGCGCAGAAAGAAATTGCCGCCATGCAGATCGCGGCAAAACAGGAGGTCGATGGTGTCAAGATCGGAGCGCAGATTGCCAAAGATCGAGCACAGATGAATCGTCCGCAACGCCAACCCGAGAGGAGTAAACAGTAATGCAGGATGAAATCCGAGCGCTTGCGCTCGTGCAGAAAGAAATTGATAAGTACCGGCAGGAGCAAGTTGCCTTTCTTGCAGCCAGCCGTGCCGACACGTACGACGAGTACAAAAAAGTCTGTGGAGTGATCCGGGGTCTTAACTACGCAGATCATGTGATTGAGGACCTCGTGCAAAGGATGACGAATGAGTGAATTTGATGTGGCTGCCGTAGACCTCTCCGGTATTCTGAATAAGAGTGCAGAGGAGAAGGCCAAACAACTTCCTGACCCGAAGACATATCACATGCTGTGTGTTGTTCCGGAGGCGATGGAGGAGTATGCGGACAGTGAAGTTGGTCTGCTTAAGGATTCCAAGACCATGCACTACGAGGAGGTCCTGACCCCCGTGTTGTTTGTGGTCAAGCTCGGACCTGACTGCTACAAAGACAAAACTCGGTTCCCCACTGGACCGTCGTGCAAGGAAGGTGACTTTGTCATCGTCCGCCCCAATTCAGGCACCCGCCTGAAGATTCATGGCCGAGAGTTCCGCATCATCAATGATGAGTCGGTCGAAGCCGTTGTAGAAGACCCGCGTGGGATTACCCGCGCTGCGTAAGGAGTAACAGATGGCAACGCAACAATTTGACGAGTTTGAGTTCCCCGATGAGGCGGGACAAAAGAAAAAATTTAAGGCTGACAAAGCCGATGAGTCTGAGATGAAGATCGAGATTGAAGACGATACTCCTCCGGCTGACCGTGGGCGTAAACCCATGAAAGAGCCCGTTGAGGAGCCAACTGAAGATGAGTTGGCGTCTTATGACGAGAAAGTCCAGTCCCGAATCAAGAAGTTCACCCGTGGGTACCACGATGAGCGTCGGGCCAAAGAGGAAGCCCTACGGGAGCGTGAGGCTGCGGAGCAGTTTGCCAAACAGGTGTATGAAGAGAACAAACGCCTGAAGGAGCAGCTTTCCACCGGGAGCAAGGCGTATATTGAGACCTCCAAAGGTGCTGCACAAGTAGAACTTGAGTCGGCCAAGGATAAGTACCGCAAGGCGTATGAGGCTGGCGATGCTGACGCAATCGTCACGGCTCAGGAGGCAATTGCCAAAGCCACTGTGAAGTTGGACAAGGCCGAAACACTTAGGCCAATTGAGCTTGAGGACAAAGAAGAGTTCAAACCCGCGAAAGTGGAATCCGCCGCCCCCAAGGTCAGCCCCCGTACCAAGCGTTGGGTTGACGCTAACAGCGACTGGTTTGGCGCTGATGAAGAAGATGATGAACCTCCGCGCCGTGCTTCAAAACCCGCGACTGTGGTGGCCCCGGCCTCCCGCAGTTCATCGCCTAGTCGTGTTCGACTGAAGGCATCCGAAGCGAACATAGCTCGTCGCCTTGGGGTTCCTTTGGAACAGTACGCTAAACAGGTTGCTTTACTTAATAGAGGTGAATGATGGAACAGCAAGACCAAGCAGCGGCTCAAACCCGCCAAAATCGTTTGTCCCGTGCAATGGAAACCCGTACGGCCACTATGCGCCCTCAGGCGTGGCGTGCCCCGGAAATCCTTCCCCATCCGGATGATCGTCCGGGCTGGAAGCATCGGTACATTCGGTTGAGTACCTTGGGTACTGCCGATCCCGGCAATATCTCTAGTAAGTTGCGAGAGGGATATGAACCCTGCAAAGCAGAGGACTATCCTGAACTCATGATGCACGCCGCTACTGAGGGCCGCTTCAAAGGCGGTATCGAAGTGGGTGGTTTGTTGCTCTGCCGTATTCCAACTGAGTTTCTGGAGCAGCGTATGCAACATTACGAACGCCAGAACAAAGCCCAGATTGATTCGGTGGACAACAGTTTCCTTCGTGAAAATGATCCTCGGATGCAGAAATTCACTGAACGAAGCTCCAAGGTCACTTTCGGTTCTGGTTCTTAAATTTAGGAGTCTTAAATGGCTTATCCCACCATTGACCGTCCTTACGGTCTTAAGCCGATCAATCTGATCGGTGGTCAGGTGTTCGCCGGACAAACTCGCCAGTATCAGATCGACCCCGCTGGGTTCGCTGGTAACATCTTCTATGGAGATGTGGTGAAGATTGTTTCGACGGGCTATCTCGAAAAAGATACGGGGCAGGCAACCGCCACGCCCGTTGGTATCTTCCAAGGCTGTTCTTACGTTAACGCGCAAGGCCAGACCATCTTCGCGCAGTACTACCCCACCGGGTACGCTGCACCGACCGGCACCACCATCACTGCATACGTGCAGGATGACCCGGACGTCCTGTTCAAGGCCGTTCTGGTTGCTGGCCAGACCGAAGGCGGCAACGGCTTGACCCCCACTTATCTGGGGATCAGCGTAATTGGCACGAACGCTGAACTGGTTCAGAACGCTGGTTTGACCTCTACTGGCGACAGCAGTATTGGGGTGTACACCACGGGCAGTACCGGCACCGCATCGTTGCCTATCCGCATCATTGATGTGGTTCCCGATACTGCCAACTCGGCTGGTAACTTTGTCGAAGTGATTTGCAAGTGGAATGCTCCGTACGTGGTTTCTGCCACCACTGAGCCGTCTGCTGGCACCTTCGTCACCACCAGCACTGTGACCGGCGGTCATCAGTACCTCAACCCCGTTGGCGTCTAATCGAAGGAGTAATTAATCATGGCTATTTCACGCGCACAACTGCTGAAAGAGCTGCTCCCCGGTCTGAACGCCCTGTTCGGTATGGAGTACGCTCGCTACGGCGAAGAGCACAAGGAAATCTACGAAACCGAGACTTCCGAGCGTTCGTTTGAAGAGGAAACCAAGCTGTCTGGCTTCTCCGCCGCTCCGGTGAAGAACGAGGGCAGTGCGATTGCCTATGACAACGCGCAAGAGGCTTGGAGCACCCGCTATACGCACGAAACCATTGCCCTGGGTTTCTCGATCACCGAAGAGGCGATTGAAGACAACCTGTACGACAGCCTGTCTGCTCGTTACACCAAGGCTCTGGCCCGCGCTATGGCGTACACCAAGCAAGTCAAGGCTGCTGCTGTGCTGAACAACGGCTTCTCCAACACCTACCCCGGTGGTGATGGCGTCTCCCTGTTCAATGCAAATCACCCGCTGGTTTCCGGTGGTGTGAACAGCAACACTCCCGGCACCCAAGTTGACCTGAACGAGACTTCCCTGGAAGCCGCCGTTATTCAGATCGCCGCTTGGACCGACGAGCGTGGCCTGCTGATCGCTGCCAAACCCAAGAAGATGATTGTTCCCCCGGCCCTGATGTTCACCGCCAAGCGCCTGCTTGACACCGAACTGCGGGTTGCAACTGCTGATAACGATATCAACGCTATCAAGCAGATGGGCGCAATCCCTGAGGGTTACACGGTCAACCACTTCCTGACTGACCCGAACGCTTGGTTCCTGACCACCGACGTTCCCAACGGTATGAAGCACTTTGTGCGTACTCCGTTGCAGAACTCGATGGACGGTGACTTTGACACCGGCAACGTCCGTTACAAGGCCCGCGAGCGTTATTCGTTCGGCTGGTCTGACCCGCTGGGTATGTGGGGTTCGTCGGGCTCGACCTGATGAAAACCTAGAAAAGGGGCCTTG